CCATCTTAGTGTTAGTTGGTGCTTCGAATGTACCTTCTGTTGTACGTGCGAACGCTGAAGTAGTTGCTGACTGTAGTAGTGTAAGCGCGAATGGCGATACAACTGCCCAGTTACCAGCACCACGACGTGTACGCTGTGCAATCAAGTTACTTACGCGGTTGATTTGTACTGCTAGTGCAGCATGCTCGTCACCTACGAAAGTAGCAGTACCTGAAACCGCTGCTTGGTCATATGTTTCATATACACTTGCTAGCGAGTTTAGAGAAGCTAATACTTCCTGATCAATCTCAGCAGTAATCTCTTGTGCAAGAGCTGCCATGATTTCTGCTTCTACGTCGATACCGTGCTGTGACTGTGCGTCTTGCGCAGCTTCAAAGGTCCAGCGAGCTGATAGCTTGCGTGTCTTTGCTTCGACTGTTTGCTTTAAGATCTGGATGCTTAGTTGGTTACCAGCTGCACCTTCTAGTGCTGCTGTTGCTGCACCTTTAGCTGTAGTTGTGTTACCACTATATGCTTCCGCAATTTTGAATGGGCTTAGAGCCTCTTCACCAGCTACTGCGCCTGCTGCGCCTGTACCTGCTGTGTCCGAATAACGAACACGTAGTGTGTGGATTTGACCCACTGGACCAGTCATTGGCTGTACGCCGACTAGTTCGTTTGCGATGACTGTTGGCATTACACGACGAATAACTGGTAAAATAACTCTGTTAAGAGTTGCGACATTACCGGCAGAAGTAGCACCAGCTGTTGCAGTTTCACTCAAATACTTGCGAGTATTTTCTAGTGTTGCTGCCATAACTGACTTTTTGTTGCCTTGAAGGCCTTCAAGAAGTGCTGTTTTCGTGTCCTGCCAGCGACTTTCGAGTAGTTCTGACATTATTATCTCCTTAATTTAATCCAGCTAGACGACGAATGTCCAATACATTTCCGTCATCTGCCTTACTACTAACGTTAGTTTGTGAATTTGTTTCACGGTTGCCTGTTACTTCTGTGCCTTCTGTAATTAATGCCTTCTGCTTTGCTGGAGTTTTACTGTCGATAACTGACGGTAGATACTTGTCAAACGCAGACTGTAGTCTGTTTGTTTGTACTGATTCCAGTAAGTCTGTCATAATTCCTTTTTGCTCTTTATTTAAAGGAGCAATAAGTTCATTAATTGTTTTCTCTCTTGTTGCAGATTCAATCAAACGTGCTTTTTCTTTGTTTGTTGATTCTGCAATTTCGATCGCTTTCTTAGCATGTGCTTTAGCTTCTGAAAGTTGCTTGTCTTTTGCGTCAAGTACTTTCATTAACTTAGCAGATTCTGACTTTTCATTTAGATATGAAGTGCCATACTCTGATGCAAATGCTTCGAAGATCTTACGACCAAAGTCGTTTCTACGTGCTGTGTCAATATCTTCTTTAAGTGCTTTGATCTCAGTATTAAGACCTTTTGCAACTGTTTCAGATACTGCTTGAGCACTTCTTTCGATAAAGTCTTTCTTAACTTTAGCGAAGTGTGTTTTAGCTTCACGTACTAGACGTACTTTTGTTTCTGCTAAATCTTTCTTGTCTTCATAGAACTCTGCAATTTCGTTTGATAGGGCGTCTACTACAAACTCTTCCAGCTTGGCATAATTTTCTGCCATTACTTTCTTGTCTGCACGTAGTTCTGAAATTTCGCTTTGTAATTGCTCAACAACGAAACCTTTTAGAAGATCGGCATTTTCACGCATTGCAATAACATATTTTGCTTTTGCTTCTGCTAGCTGTTTGCGGTCTTCTGCAAACTCTGCCATTTCTTCTGTAAGACGCTCGGATAGCATTGAGTCAATAGCTTCAACCATAGTTGACTTATCGTGCTCATACTTTGCAGCAAATTCTTCGCGGAGTTCAGCAGTTACTGACTGCTTATTCTCTTTGATCTTTGCTGCCCAAGCTTCTTCAATTTGTGCCCTGACTTCTTCGTTTACTACATCGTTTTCAAAGAGTGTTTTCAGTGCATCTATCATTACTTTCTCCTAGTTTACTGGAGTTTGTTGATTATATTAATCAACGACTCTTTTAGATACTTTTGTGCCTTGTCATCGTGTTTTGTTGCCTGTGCTAATTCGTATGCCTTCATTCCCCCACGTGCATTCATCAAATGTTCATAAATTGGTGTAGGATATGCACCAGGGGCGCTAGGCTGTGCCACAACGTCCACGGTGATTATTTCAAAATCGGAAACAACATTGTTTCCATCTTCGGAAACATTACCAGAGCCCCTTGATGAAACACCTAGCTTAACTCCGTTTTGCAACATTGTCTTAACTAGCTCTCCCATTGGAGTTGGTAATATCTTAAGTTTTCCATAACCATTTGCACCGTCCATCCACATATTTGTAATCATGTGTGACACACGGTCAAGGTTTATATTTAGGCCTTCTGGATGATCAACTTCACCGAGAGGTGTGAAACCGTTTTCGCATTGATCGTTGAGCGTTTTGACAGCCCTGCCAATTTCATTTACAGGATAAACTCGCTGATTGGCGTTGCGGACATCACCTTGAATACAAATACCTTTCATATAAAGGTCTTTGCCTTCGTTGGCACTTTCAAGCACAATTTGTGCTTGATCAAATGTCAAATGCTCTCGTAAGTTTTTCATTCAAACTTCCTTACTTTATACTGCTTATTTTGCTCTTGTGCTTACTTTATTAAGTGTGCTCGTTGCAGCTTTGTCAGCAGTCTCAGGCTTGCCTTTTTTCTCAGCACCGTGTCCTGGTTCTGATTTACCAGCTTTCGCTGCTTTGCCGCCTGGTACATTGATGTTACCTGTGCTCATATCTTTTGCAGATGTATCGCTTAGTGCCGAACCTTTGATTGTTGATCCTGCGCCTGCTTCACCGTCGTTAGCTGTGTCGCCACGTGCGATGTTTGCACTTGTTCCACCCATGTTATTTGCACCAGCTACAGATGACTTAGTGTTTGCACCGTTGTCGCCCATTGTTGCTGATACTTTTTCTACATACTCACGCATTTGTTCACCTGCGCTTTTTGCTGATTCTTCTGTTTCTTCGTCAGCTGCTTCTTCAACTTCTTCGTCAGCTGCTTCTTCAACTTCTTCATCGTCCGATTCAAATGCAAAAGCTTCTTCTTTTTCTTCTTCGTCGCCTGCGTCCATATCCATATCCATGTCGCCTTCGTCGTCGCCTGCATCGTCACCAGCCATCATTTTTTCAAATTCTGCTTTTAGATCGTCTAGTGCATCTTCTAGGTCTTCTACACGGTCTTCAACGTCACCTTCGTCGTCGCCCATGTCACCTTCGTCGTCACCTTCGTCGTCCATGCCTAGGTCTGCCATCATGTCGTCAGTTGGATCGCCGCCCATGTCGTCGTCTGCTTCTACTTCAAACTCGTCAAGGTCGAATCCTTCTTCAACTTCTTCATCTGACTCATCAACTTCTTCATCAGTTGCTTCATCTAGGTCTTCGTCTGACTCATCTACTTCTTCGTCTGATGCTTCATCAACTTCTTCGTCAGTTGCTTCTTCTACATCTTCGTCTTCTAGTAATGATTCATAAATATCACGTGATTTTTCGACTACAATCTCGTGAAATAATTCTTCTGCTGCTGCTTTGTCTTCATTAACAAGTAGCTCGAGCATTTGTTCAAATTTATTTTGATCTGCCATTTTAAACTCCTATAATTTATGGTTCACACCTAGGTGTGGGGCTGTCATATTATATTTAACAAAATTGAAAAAAAGTACATAGAAATAGGCTCAAAATGAGCCATTTTCTTTACAGATTAAAAAATTTCAAATGTTTTTTTGAAATCTTCTGTTGAAATATGTTCTAAATTAGACAATCTTGAAAATTCTTTAGGAACAAACAAGTTATCTCCTGTCACTCTTATATATCTCTTTTTAGGAAATTTTTGGCATACAGTCATTGTTTGTTTAAGCCAGTTTCCATAATAAGTTGCTCTGTCTCTACTTTTTTTGTAATTAAACGAATCTGAATAAACATTGTTTACAAGAGTATTGTTATCTCCAGTACCTACGTAATCAAATCCTAAAATATAAATCTCGTCTGCACCATGTTCGCTTGCCATATGCAAGGCAGTAGGACCACTACTCCAACCTTTAGGAGGGTTAAAAAAATTGAATCCATTAAATTTATTAAATGATTTATTAGGATTTGTCCAAACAGGAACTTTATGTTGATATCCTGCTTTATTTAATTCTAGAATCATTTTAGTATCAACGGCAATAAGATAGTCAGGATTAAAATCTCTATATAGAGCATTGCACCCGTATATAAATCCTTTTCCTTTTAATTTTTCTAAATCAATCGATTTACGACTTAAACCGTTACCTATTACAAAAGATTTCTTTTTCAATCATTAAACTCCGCTTGCTTCTGCGTTTGCTGCTAGACCATACATTTGTTTTACGAACTCAAGTTCTTTTTTCTTTTCTTCTGTATGTAGCTCAGATGCTTTGCGGATTCGATTGATTTGACCTAATGATAATCTTGTTTTTCGTGTGTCTTTTTTATCCATCGGCGAGTGGTCATGTTCGGGCTCGTAGCGTTTATCTTCTACGGGCTCAATTGTTTCTGGATCAAAATAAAATAATTCACGAAGTATCATAGTATTATTTATGCCTTTAGATGGTCTGTTCGCCAGCTGGAGGTGCTGAACCTAAATCTTGTCCTGTAACTGTTTCAGGACCTTCTCCTGCGCCACCGTCAATAGGTGCTTCTCCGCCTGCGGCTTCGTCTTCTATACCGCCCATGTCTGCTTCGATTCCTGCGCCACTAATTCCAGCGTCTCTCATTTCAGCAGCGGCTGATCCTGGAATAGGATCTAAGTTTTCTGCATTCTCTTCTTTCCACAAGCGTTCATTTTCAGCAATCTCTTCGTCTGTCATGCCTAAGAAACGTTTCATTGCAAATCTATTTGACATATAAGGTATTTGTGCCATTTGTGTATATGTCGGTACTCGAGCATTGTCAATTTCTGATTGTCGATATGCTGCAAAGTTTTGTG